GCTTTTCTTTATCTTCAGTTTTTTTCTTTTTAGCTGAATAAGGCAATACCCCACTCCCTTTCTGCCCCATTGATTTTTATAATATAAAAAAGGGGAGCAGCGTTGTCCTTTTTCATCGAACCAACTCCACACTGCTGACCTGAACACCCTTATCTATAATAGCGCCCTGCACCCTTAACCCTACAGAATCATTAACCGACAAAAGCTGTAGCTCTTCCGGGCATACCTGAGCAGGTATAAAAAAATCCTCTTTCGAGTGTTCATGAAAGATTTTAATAATCTTCCTGGCCTCATGCCTCAAAGGCTCCTTGTCCTCGTCTGTTAGCTGTTTGAATGGCGTTTTATTCCTTCGCTTAAGGTAAAGATACCTGGCTAGCTTTTCTTCCAGAGGGTCGGGTTCTGCTTGCTTCTCCTGACGCTCCTGCTCCTTCATGTATTCCTCTTCTTCTTTCCTCATCCTCGCCTGTTCCTCGGCAATCTGATGCCTTTTTTCGCATACTTTAGCAAGCCCAAGGTTTTTATGCTTTTCGCCGCATGTGCTACATTCAAATAAAGTATCTTTCTCTTCTGACATATTAGCTCATACCTCCTTTTTCCTCAAACATCGGCCTGTTACCATCTATAAACAAAGGGGGGTCATCTTCTACCAAGCTTAAATCAATGCTTGCAAGGTTAACGTCTATCTCTGCATCCTCTTCTTCCTTTGGTGAAAAGCTAGGACAAAGAAAGGTAGGCTCCGTGAACAAACGAACCCAAATAAGCTCGTTATAAAGAACAGTTTTATGTAAAATCTTGCAGGGAGCGCCACCGTCAAAGGCAGGCTCGCTTATTGTTTCGTCCCACTGTTCACAGCAATAGCACCCTCTGTTGTCGGCCTTTGCAATCTGATTTGTTTCGGATTCAGGGAAGTCCCCCTTCTTCTTATCCCGTAATTTTCTAAGCGAATAATCAAAGAAAGCAATAAACGAAAAGAAAACAATAACGAAAACAGGAACGACATAGAGCATTTCCACTAACTAAAGAACCCCCTCTCGCCCTCTCGCTTCTTCTTTTCTTCCTCGTCCTCTTCCTCGGGCTGGGGGTCGTCCTCTGCCTCGTATTCCTCCGGTATCTTGCCCGCACCCTTATTTAACTTGCCCTCCAACTTGTCTATCTTTCCTGATGCCTTAGCTTGAAGCTTGTCTATCCTGTTCCTCTTGTCATAGTTTTTTTGCACATCCTTAAGCTCCCTATCTATCTTTCTTGAAGCCCACTCTTCCTTGAATATCCCGAATATCCCAGGTAGTATGCTCGCTATTATGCCCAGGGTAAAACAAACTAAACCAAAAACAATCTGCTCATTCACTAGGGTTTTCCTCCTTTTTTATTTCAGTACATTTCTACAATCCCCAAAATCTATATCATGGAGCACTTCACGTAACTTTTTCGGTTCGGGTTTTTCCTCAACATTAAACTTGATACTGTCCTTCGATTTCTGCTCAAAAAACCTCTTTGCACTATCCACTGTCCACCCTTTATTCATCAACACCACGCCTCCCACAAAAGCAACACCTACCTCCCAAAGAAGTCCATATCGTCACCTTCGTCATCGAACTCGTCCCGGCCTAACTCCCTATCAAAATCGAAGCCCTCTGCATAACCACCATGACCCGGAAAACCACCAGGCATAACTACTTTATCATTATCTAGCATATCTGAAGACTGCTGCCCACGTATCTCAAGAGCTATAGCATCAGCAAAGATAAGGTCATCGTTCATGCCCTCTGCCGCCTCCGGCTTACCCATATCATTCCTTACAAAGGACAGCATCTCTTCCAAAGTATTAAAATCATTGAACAAAGATACATGGTCCCTAGCTAAACTTACGTGCTTACTCAACATAGCAGACCTGGTTAACTTGGTGGTCTTATACCCTAGCTTCTCCTGCGGCTTCTTCGTAATGCTATCCACCACTTCACGCCGATATTGAAGCGGATAGCCCAACCTCATTAGCTCCTTGGTAGGGTGAAGGTCAAAATTAGTTTCTATGCCTATCAAGGCATCGTTATAAAGCCGCCCTAAACAATACATCTGCTTAGCGTAAAGGTCGGTATCTGTCCTCTCCCTGTAAGTGGCCGCCTGGTTCCAACTAATGTTATTCCTAACAGAGCTTGTGCAGTAATCCTCACCACCCTCAGCAGTATCACCGCCAAGCACATAAGGGAACTTATACATAGGATATTCATATATCCGTATCGGGCCGTCAGGGTCATCCACAAACTTGATAGTATCATCCTTTATCTCCTGCATATGGTAATCATACTCGAAAAAGCCCTGCTTAATAGGCTTATTGTTCTTAAGCTGTTGCAGCCTGTTGGTAATAAGTATCTTCGGGTAAATGGTCTTACCTAAAATACCCCACTGCCCCAAGCAGTAAACCATGTAATAATATTCATCTACCAGCTTAAAGCTCTCTAAAACCCTTCTGCTTTCCTTATCCAAAAACTTGTTATCGTGAAAGGTCGAATGAAGCGTTACAGCCCCTTCCTTCTCCTTATCAAAAAATTCTTTCTTTAACCAATGAGTGATAGAAATAGGGTTAAAGGAAAGTATTATCTGCCTGTAATGCTTGGTCTTGCCACGCATCCTAATATCTAGCTGCCTGAAATCTTCAGGGGTTATCTCACTAGCCTCTTCAATCCACATCGAAGTTATGCCCCGAATAGACTTCCTGCGCTCCACATCATCCAAACCATAAAACAACATCTCGTTACCGTTAGCACTCTTGATAAACAGGTTCCCACTCCTGCCCGTAGGTATATAGAACAGCTCCTCCAAACCCCAATCACGTATTATACCTTTAATCTCTTCAAAACAACTGTCCCTTAAGTCATCCTTAACCTTCCGCACTATCAAAAAGCGGTGCCCTGCTTCGGCTAAACACCTGAATACAATCTTCTGGGCCGCAAACACACTTTTGCCTGACGACCCACCACCCCAAAGGACAAAATACCTTGACCGTGCACGCTTGCCCTTTAAATAAGGGTAATATTTAGGGTTTACCACCTTCGGAAGATTCCTTAAATCAACTATAGGGGATGCAGGGGCACGTCCTACTGTCATAACGAACTACCTCCTATCTACTTAGGCGCTTCGTCGCCGGCTTCTGTCCGAAAAGTAGACACCATCTTGTTAAACTCCCTCCTAACCCAAGCAGGAAGTATCAGGTCAAGGTGCTCACGGAACAATAGGTATAGGTTGAAATCTATTCTTCTGCCGGCAAAAAAGTAAGCCGGGTTAATATAATATTCCACCTGCTTGTCATGCCTTGCAACGCTTTGCATAACACCAAGTTCTATCATTTTACTTAAAAAGATTTTACCCCTTTTCCTCGATAAACCAACAACATTGTATATGTGCCTTTCGGTATAAGGGTGAATTTGTCCGCTTCGCCTATAACCAAGCATGTTCGATAAGGGTATCATTAACCGGGCAAGCCTCGTTACCTTACCTATTTCGGCATCTGTCATACCTTTAGGAAAAGATACGCCCTCAAACATCCTCGCACCCTTCTTATGATAAGGAACCTTATAACCCTCGTCATTAAAGGAAGGCTCATAATAAGAGGATTTTTCCGAATATATCTCACCCGTTGAAGGGTTTACATTTCGCTCCAACCTTAAAACCTTACTCCCTTTTCCCTGCTTATTATTACCCGTCATAAACATACCCCCTCTGCCTGATTATTTACAACATTGTATTTTGGTCTATATTTAAAGTGGGACGTTTATGTTCCATTTTGAGGTCATTTTGGGACGTTTATGTTCCACTTTAAAAACCTTGACAAAGCCCCGCCAATAAAGGGCTGATAGGCTGTATTTTTTAAAAAAATGTCCCTTTGATATAAGTATCACTACTATATCGGGGGGACAAAAGGCATATTTCTTATGTATTAACCAAATATTGGAAGCCTAAAGGGTGGAATTTTAGAAAAAAATCTGTGAGGGGTGATAATATATAATACCCCCGCCCCCACTTTGGGACACCCCCCCCTTGCGTGCCCGCTCCTAATGGCTTCGCCTTCCTTTTTACCCACGCACACGCATAGGCACACACCCACGCACAAGGGGCTAGCCTACCCCTACCCCTCTCTAGCTTTTGGTATTAAAGCAAGCGCTCCCTCTACTATATAGAAGGAAGCATACCACTGGTGGTAGCATACCGGCAGCAGCTAGTCGTCATCATCGCCGGGCATGGGTAGTAGTAGGTCGTCATCATCTTGGCCAGGCTGTAGCTCATCGTCAACGTCATCAATCTGGTCCAGTGTCCCTTGGCTTTCCAACAAGTCATCATCATCTGGCAACATTAGTTGGAACGTGCCTACCATGTTAACCTGCTCTTTGAATAGTCCCAGGTGCTTACCCAGGTTCTCCAACGCTTTGAGTTTATCGGCCAGTTTAATCTTGGTGGTAACCTTTTCGCCGCTCTCACCAAACGTTGTCCTTGTTTCTGTTACCTCTCCTACAGCAGATGTTTGCTCTTGTGTTAGCTCACTGGAGCTTCTCAGGCTAACACCATCTTCTCCCCAGTTTGCAAATTCCCCCATATCGGCAAATCCGACCTTGGCGAACTCCTTCAGCACCTTCTCCGGGGTTATCTCGTATTTATCGACTTTAGAGGCTATTAGCTCCCTTTTCCTCTGTAATTCGAGCGCTATCTTGTGATTCTTTAGAAGCATACATCCCGTGCTATATGCTGATGTTTCACTATATCCTGCTTTTATAGCTGATTGAGTTGCATTGGGGTCTTTTAGATACTCTTTTATGAACTTACGTTGTTTTTCCGTCAATTCTCTTTCTTTTGTAGCTTTGTTCATGATTTTTATCCCCTTTCCCTTTACCCTATGGAGATACTAGGGGTCTGGCAAGGTTTTTGGTGCTTATATAGTAGAGAGTGTTTTTAGTTACTCTCTCACTATACATTAAACCCTTTCATAATGGGCTTTTGGTGGTATCAAGAAAAAGTTTTTTTCTATTCATTATGTGCAATCCCTTAAAAGCCCTTGTTATATGGGCTTTCTAGTAAATTGTTAAGTTATCTTAATCTTTGTTTACATGCATACCATTCTATGTTATTATTTAGCTGAGGGGCAGGTTTTGCCCTCACCGAAGCACAGCAGAATAGGAGCAGCTACCACCCGCCACAAGAGCCGGACGCAGGGAACCTTAGATGGCATAGGGTTAGCTGAGTATCACCAGCAGGAGAGCAGGAGAGCAGGGCAAGGCCGAAACCTTACACTACTGTATGCTAGGGTATGCTGGTAGAGCCAGTACTGATGAGGCCAGCTAAAAAATAATGCAAGGAGGTTGTTAGAGGTGAGGATGATGAGCAAGCGTAAGGAAGAGCAAAGGATTGAGGGATTTGTTAAGGGGATTAAGAGAGTGCTGGATATACAGGGCACATTAGCTTATGAGGAGGGCAGCGAGGATTATGAGGGGCTTTACTTTTACTACGCTCCAGATGATGGGGTTGACAAGATAGAAATTAAGGTTAAGCTGAGCGATTTATCTGTATGGTGTAGGCAGGAAGGGTTAGAGGATTGGGACTTAGTAGACTACATTATTTAATCGGGAGGGGCTTCTTGCCCCTTCCTCCATAAAAATTGAAGGAGGTAGTAACAATGGTTAATTCTTACGAATCTTTTATCGACTTTATGCGGGTGGAGTTAGGCATGATGAGTGAAGACTGGATGGACTACGAAGTCGAAGCAGAGATTGAGCGGGTATGCTTTGACAGGGCGGAGGATGAGGTAGGGGAGCTTGAAGAGGATGAAGCGCTGGACGACAGAGCGCAGGCTCACTATCAGAACTTCTTGGATATGTGGGGCGACTCTCTTCTGGATAATGTTTTAAGGAGGTGTAAGTAATGACCACCAGAGATAAGCTACCGGAAATTACAGGGAATAGACACTGGGAGCCAGGCAAGGTTTCTGACGGAGAAACCTGCCCGAACTGCGGACGTTCAGTGGACTTAATGATTGAAGAGGAAAACGGGATTGAATTAGTAATAGCTGAAAAATGTAATTGGTGCGATATGTGGACCAGGAACTTCTTAATCTAACCAGGAGAAAATAAGCAAGAGTAAATTAATATCTATAAGGAGGTGTAAGGATGAAACTGGTAGGCACAAAAGAAGAAAGGATGTACGATTATAAGGACAAGGCCGCCTTTCTTAGGCACAAGGAGCGGATGGAAAGTAACGGCTGGAGGGCTAAAGAAAACTACCAGAACGACCATCTGAAAGCTAATACGGGTGGGAAGCGGAGCTTCACCGCTTTTTTCACCAGAGAAACAGGGTTGTTTGGATAGCCCGCAGGGAGCCGGGCAAGCTCCCTAAAAAATAAAAGGAGGTAAGCAAAATGAAAAACTTAGAGAATGTTTTATTAAAAGATAACATAATTTGTGATTGGTGCGAGAAGAAGGGAAGTGGGGGTAGTGCCGTAGTAAAGACAAGAGACGGAATTGTGGCACAAGCTACATTATGTCATGATTGTTTATTAAATGACGCTGAAATAGAGGATTAAAGAGTATGTTTTTTTACCTAAAACCCTTCAATCTGAATAGTAAAATCTGAATAGTAACTAAAAAAAGAAAGGGGCTAAAAAAAATGGCAAAAGTAATAAAGGCGGAAAGGGGTGATTAAATGGATAATAAAACTAGAGTTTCATTCAGAGTAGATGTAGAAACAAAAGAGCAATTAAAAAAAATAGCAAAATCGCATGGGTTAACTTTATCATCATATTTAAGTTATATAGCAACAAAAATTACAGAGCAATATATTTATACTATATCAAATGACCATATAGAACCTTACAGTAACATTAATAAAACAGATAACGATTAAGGGAGCATTAAAGGAATGAAGGGTACTAATAAGGGGGCTTCTTGCCCCCTGGTAGCAGGAGTAATAGCCTGCCTGATGAGCTCTATAGGGAGCGAAACCAGACTAAGCTAAAGAAAGGAGAGAGCAGCATGTATATTATCGAGGTTCCCCGGTATGACTACCGGGAAACAGTAAACGGAACTAAAGAAGAAGCAGTAAAAAGGTTTGAAGAGGTGCTTTGGGAGTTTGACATTCTTAAGGACCACGAAAACCTTGTGCCGGCTGATATGGGTATAGCCGGAGGGAAAGCCCTGGAAAGCATCTTGCAAGAACAGGGCTTTATAAACTATGGAACAACAGGGGAAGGGCTACCTTGTCTTTCCCTGTTAGAAAAGGGAGGAATTAAGGATGAGAATTAAGGATGAAAAGGGTGCACTGGTAAACATTCTTTGCGACCTTGTAAACAAGGTGATGAAAGAAGAAGGAGAACATATCGCAACACATCAGGGGGCTGATTATTATTACCTGGCAGATAACGGGTTTGACTACAGTAAAACTTCCAGCTATCCCGTTTCTACCCACGAAGCAATATTGTGGGCGATGGAAAACAGAAAGCTGAAAGTAACCACAAGAGAGATTATCATTCCAGGGATAGTATTTGACCTGGAAGAAGGGTGGTTATAAGGAAGGCATAAACTACTTACTAAGAAAAGGAGGCAATGATTATTATGATGAGATGGTACCCGACTAATCCAGGGCAAGAAATAGCAAGCATGGCCATGGAGTGTGAGGAGTGTGGTAGGGACATGAAGCCTTTTCCCTGCCCGGACGGGAGCGAGGTAGTAACATTTTACTGCTTTTGCGGAGCGGAAGCAGAAGTAGAGTAAAATAAAAGGAGCAAAAGGAGGCGCAACATGGAAATTGCAATAAAAGTTTTACAGGAGCTAGAGGCAGAAATTAAAACCCTATTCGATGAAACTGACGAAGATAACGTCAGCGAACAAATCGGGCTGATAAAAGCACATACTAAAGTTAAGGAGCGGAGAACGCTCCTGGAGCAAAAAGTAAAAGGTTAGCAAGGGTATCACAAGGGGAAGGGTAAAACCTTCCCCAGGTAGCAGGATAAGAAGCTTAGAGCCTGCCTGATGAGGCCTAAAGGCCGAAACCAAAAAAGGAAGGAGGGCGTAAAATGATGAATTGTGAGTGCATGAAGGGTTGTTACTACAGGGTAGGCGACAGATGTAAGGCTTTAGAGTGGGAGTTCTCCCGAGAGCCTATGGAATGTATAGAAGAAAAACAACGAGATGAGGAAGAAAGATAAGGTTTAAAATCAAGGGGGAGGCTATAAGAGCTCCCCCTAAAAAAAGAAAGGGGTAATAAAAGTGGGATGGACTGGAGCTAATAAACCAAAAGAGGTAAGCGTAAAGGAGTTTTTTAAGGAGGAATTTGGTGGAGAGAATGGGCAGGTTATAGATGTAGCGGTAGTAAACTTTAAAGAGGCTTACATCGCATACGAGAACCTTACAACAGGCGAGGTAATAGGAATTGTGTGCCTGATAAGATACTACCCTAAAGACTATTTTAACTTGATGTATAAGGATATGACGGAGAACATGGGGCCGTTTTACTATGGCTGCCCAGAAAAGATATTAAATCTCTTAACTGAGCCAAAAAGCGAAGAGGCTAAAGAGTGGAGGAGAAAATGCCGGGAAAAGCTAGAGAGCAAGAAAAGAAACAAAAAGGTAAAGGAAGGGAGCGTAATAAAGCTTGACGAACCCCTGGAGTTTAGCAACGGAGATAAGGTTGACACTTTTATTCTTTCAAAGGTAAACAAGAAAACTAGGTTTCACGGGGCACGGAAAGACGCTTACGGTAACTGGGAGAAGAACCCTTACTCCTTATACCGTATAACAAAATGGAAGGAGCGAGATTTTGAAGTATTAGCTTAACAAATCAAGGGGGAGGTAACAATGCCTTCCCCTAAAAAAGAAAAGGGAGGAATAAGCATGGAGAACAACAGATACCTGGAGCTTAAAAGAAGGCATGAAAAAGAACTAAACGACTTTCCTATGTTTTTTGCTTTTAATAAAAAGCAATTTGAGGAGGGCATGGAGAAGCTGGGCCTGGAACCAGGAGATACCGACAAGGTTTACAGGTTAAGCAACACCGGGGGCTTTTACAAAAAGGTAGATGCCCCTAAATTCAAAAAGATGTTTGACAGGCGGGAGCAGGAAAGACAGGACGCTATCAATGCAGATGAAACAGGGGAAGGATATATATACGAGATGTTCCAGTACGAGCTAGCAAATCACGAATATGGATATACAGGGAGGATTGACGATACCCTGGAAGCCCTGGGCTTAACCCTGGAAGAGGTTAAGGGCTGCGAAAGATTGAGCCGGGGCTTAGCATTAGCAAGGGAGGACTACTAACATGAAAAAGATTAAGAATGTTTACGAGGTAACGGAGCAAGATTTTGGCTGCTATATCAGGCTAGGAGGACGGGGAATACTGGACGGCCTAAAAGGAGAGCCCGTTAAAGAGGACCTGTATAAAATAATCGGGATAAATGATGAAGGCCTTGTTGCCAAGGGATACAGAAGACAGAAAAGGAGCATCCTACCCTTCCACAGCTTCGAGCAGGAAGCAGAAATTTATACCCCTGCCGAAGTTAAAAAACTAAGAAAGGAGGCCTGCTAGCATGAAAAACAAGACAACTAATGAATTAATAGAACTGTTAGCCCAGGTAGCGGATGAGTTGGAATCCCGGCAGGATAAGGCGGAAAGCCAGGCAGGGCAAAGAGACGAGCAGTGCGGGGGCTGGACCTATACCTATGATAAGGAGTCGAGGGATAGATACCAGTTAAAAGCAGATAGTCTACAGAGGGCAGCAGAGCATCTTGACGAAGCAATATATCACCTTGACAGGATGATGAAAAAGCTTTACGGAGAGGAGGCAACAAGATGAAAAAGCCAACAGTTGAAGAAGTTAAGGAATATGCTATGGAACACTACTTCAAGGGCGGAGACGTTATTGTCGAGGCCTGGGATGACGAAGAGATAGAAGAAGTAATAAGAGACGAAGACAATCCTATGGAAGTGCTTAAGGAAATTATGAAAATTTTACACGAAAGGCAGAAAGCAGCAGAGAGCCATGCTGATAATAACCCGTTAAAGGGGGAGTAAAAATGACTATCCCAAGAGGTAAATGGCTAATATCTAAAGAGCTATTGGAGGAAATTTACGAGGATATACAACATAACCCTGATACAGCAAAGCTAAAAATAATCGATGTTCTGGAAGGGATAAAGGTAAAAGACAAAGACAAGGAAGAAGTTGAAAGCAGGGGGGTGTAGGGGAGTAAAAATGAAAACAGAACAAAAGAAGGCTTACCCTTACCCTATCGTAAACAGGGTAAGAAAATCAGTAAACGGGGCCTGCATGAAACCAGGACCCTGCAAGAAGCAAGATAAAAATAATTGTCAAGAAAAAGGCTGCCTGTTCTACAGGTAGCCTTTTACAACGAAAGGAGGATAAAAGCAGTGCCGGACTGGATAAGGTGGGAAGATTGGATTAAGCAGGAAGAAGAACAGCAGGAGCGGGCATGTATAGAGTGTGCCCAAGCTAACGGGTATTCTATAGGGGAGTCGCTGGGATGTGAAGACGGACACTTAAATTGCAAGGGCTGCCCCTGGGGAGGGAGTGAAAAATAATGTATATCTACCCTTATGTGTGCATTGCAGGTTGGCTAGTCATAATAGTCCTGTTTTTGACAGGGGCCTATCACATAAAATAATCTTGCCTGCATACAAGTATGTAAACCCCTTATAATAGAGAGAGGAGATGATAAGAATGGCACAAACATTTTATTTCCTTCAGGTTCGCATCCCTGCGGACCTGGGGGAATGGCTAGAAACAAAGGCCAGGGAGCATAGCTCCAAGGCCGGGTACGTAAGAGAACTATTAGAAAAAGAAAGGGAGAGAGAAAAAGGCATGGTAAGGTGTTTTTCCTGCGGACTATCTCTAGCACAGGAAGAAGCACAGGAAGATGAATGGGAAAGGCATTACTGCCCTGCCTGTATGTCTCAAGATAAGGGAGGCAAATAAAAATGGCAAGAACAGCAGCAAGATTTACAGGCTATTGTGGCAAGATTGGCAAAATAGGTTCAAAGGTGATTGATTGTGAAGATGTGAGAATGGATGCACTAGAAAAAGTTATTGAGAGAAACCCGGAGTTAGTTGAAGCAGTAACAGGAATATATAGGCAAGGAGCAGCAGGAACAAAAATCAAGGTAGAAAATGACGCTGGTGTAAAGAAGTTGGTTACGGGGAAATACTACATCATAGTTGAAAATTAATTGCAGGGGGCGGTAGCCCCTAAAAAATCTAAGGAGGTTAGCTAAATGACTGAAGAAAGACTTGAAGCGATAGCCAAAAAGATAAGGGAGAGTAGCAACTGGTTAAGCGTTTGGGCAGAAGTAGAAGAACTCTGCAAAGAGGCAGGACTAGAGGAAGCCTGGGAAAATGCAGATGGCGAGGACTTTGAACGGGTAATAGAGCGGGCAGCTTTTATTCTGGGAGTAGAAATATATTAGACCACAGGGGCAGTAGCCCCTACCAAAACTAAAAGGAGGTAATAAAATGACTAACGAAGATTTAAAAATGCTTGGCAGGATAACGACTACTGATGAGGCCGGCAGACACTTTACTGAGGTTTACCCTGACGAATGGTTGGAACGAATGGAAAAGGAAGGATATATTGAGATTTACCGGCCGGTTCATGAGCCTACCGGAATTGAATACGGCCAGGAAGAATGGCAGGTTGAGGTTACGCAGAAGGGTATTAAGATTGGGGAAACTTTAAGCTGGGGGGAATAGACCACCCCCAAAAGAATATAACACTAGCCCGCCTTAATTGGCGGGCTTTTTTTTGCTCTTACAGCAACCCCCTTCTTAGTGCTTCCCTGGCCAACTCCTGCACTATTTCCTGCCACCAGTAATAATATGTTTTACGATGTCGCAACCCGTTATCGCTCTCTGTTCCTAGCTCTTTTTGTAGCTCAGAACTAAACCTGTATTGTATGGCCGAGGTCCACCCCTTCCTCCCTCTATGGTAACGGTACTCCCTGCGTAGCTTAAGGTATATCCTTTTCTCCCTGGGCAAGCTTTCCTCAAATTCTTGTAGTAGCTTTAACCATTCCTCTATGTCCCCCAAGGATGCTAGCTTTACCCCTCTGTTCCCTGTCTTGTCCGATATTTCCCCTGGCACTAATGATGATATATCTACTGTAGAGGTAGAAGGTGATAGCTCTAAAATTTCCTCTCTGGCTTCCTGGTAGGCTTTCTCTTTTTCAAATCGATACAAAAGCCATCTTTCAGCAACAAAATTCTCCTGTTTGCTGTCTTCCTTATAGTCTGCCATGCTCTCGCCCCTCCCTTTTTTTCATTATCTCTCCTATATGAAAGGTGACTACCGCCCACCCGCCTAACACTTCAGGCTTTACTACCGCAAACAACTGAGGGCGTAAGCGAAGGAGGAAGCCCCAATCTCCGGGTTCACGATTTACCGATAAGTCTGCCGGTAGCCCTACCTGCAAGGTAGCAAGCAGGTGACGCTTAACTTCGTCCCTGATTTTATCTTCCTTGTCTGGTCCTATATAGAGCCTCCAACGCTCTAATGCGTGAGGCGCTATGCTAAGCTTTAGGTCTTTTAATCTTTTAGTCACATGCGACATCCCCCTTCCTTTACCCTTCAATCCGTGGGGTAGTATACCAAAATAAATGCCCTTCTAAGGCTCTGACGCTTCCGTGTGTTGATTTTAATACTAGCCCCTTCCCTTTACCCTTCCAACTCTTTTAATCTTCCTAAAAGGGTGTCAGGGGCTTTGGATGAAAGGATTACTCTTCCGTCTGTCATAAAGAGAACCGAGCAAACCCCTCTGCCCGTAGAAGCATCTATGGACTTCCCGGTATCCTTAGCATCTGCTATCGCCCTTCTGGTAGGAGCTGACATAGTTTTGCCTATCCCTGATTTTACAGCTTTTCCTTCCAGGATGCAGCATATTTTATTTGCTGCAACATAGTTGCCGAAGCCTATATTTACAAATTTCATTTACTCTCCCCACCCTAATTCAAATTTTAAATTCTCGATTATTTCTGCTGCTTCTTCTTTGTCAATCCCCTCTTCCAAGGCTTCGTAGATTTCGTGCGGAACCTCGATAAACCTACAGGTACAATCATGGATTAGTGCACGGATATACTCTAGCTGCGGTCTTGTAGCTTCCATCTACTCACCGCCTCCTTCCAGCATCTGCGCTGCCTGCACCCACGCCGCCCGTCCATCTGGTGACAGTGCCGGCAAGGGTATCTCCAACATCAGCACGGCCAGGACTTCCCGCAACTGTTTATTCTTTTTCTCTAGCTCACTCATTCTAGTGAGCACATCGGAGGTGTCTCCATAATAAACCCTGTCCTCTTCATTAACCATCACTCCCGCCTCCCTTCTTTAATAGCTACCACAGCAGATACCCTGCCTATTGCCTGAGCTTCTGCTTTACTTCCTGTAGCTAAATCAAACTGCGGATGGCCGGCGTTGTTATAGCTTATCATGCTTCCCCGGTCATTTATTTCATAGAAGCCGTGACCATCAACGTAGATTATGCTACCGAATGGCACGTCTGCTGGCCCTGCTGCTGTCCTCCCCGGGACAACCTGTCCACCGCTTGCCGTGATACTAGGGTTGCCACTGTAATCCCAACCTGGCACGGCTTCCTCACACAGAGGAGCATAAGAGGTTACCTCCGCCGAAGTGATTTCCCAATCCTCTAGCCATTCCTCAATCTTGTCTTGCATTTCTTCGTTCCTGTCCTTTAGCTCTTCAATCTTTTTGATTAGCTTCTGGCTATCAATGGCCTGGTTTCTCAGCTCCTGCACTTCTTCCTCTAGTTGCTGGATTTCTGCCTCATACTTCCCCTCCATATCATCCACAATGTGATTGAAAAGGAAGACGAACCCTATAACAAACAGGGCAAATAAAGCCAGCAACATTAAGTCAAAGCCACCCCTCACTCTTCCTCGCCTCCTTCACGC